GAGTCGTCATTACTGCGCCTGTGCTGGTATAATGTATTGATACTTGCCCAATCCAGAATCAACACTGACCATCATGGCACCCTCATTTGAGAAGTGCAAAGTGACCTTTGCTGAATCCGAAAGTTTCAATATCTGTAGTACCTGTCCAACAGGCCAACTCCAACCTTTGTTAAGTGTTCCCTTAACATTAGTTGCGAATACAAACTCACCACCATGCGATGCTTGATCACCAAAAGTGAAAATCAAGTTCCCATCTTCTGTCCTCACCACGAATGAGTTGTGTTCTGTGTTTGCAGTTGCCTGAAAGTTGAATCTCTGCACACTCGCCACGCTAGGTTCGATCTCAACGTCCCACTTGACACCCTTGAACTTCACTGTCTTAAGTTTCTCGTTGATGATCTCAGCGTTCATAAATCTGTAGTCGTTCTTGAAGTCACCCTTTTCATTTTCGAAATGGATTCCTGTTGGAACCGTTGTGCCGTTTCTCTCGCCGGACAACACAGTTATGTTCGCTTTGTCTTTGTACTCTGGACACTTCAGGTGTATGTCAAGTTTGCCCATCTGTGGCATACCAAACGTACCTGTCATCTCCGCTTGTGGTTTGTGGAAAGATCCTTGCAGGATCACAGATCTGTCTTCAGCCATGGAGTCGATCACAGTTTCCTTATCGTCTCCGGTGATTTTGACAAGATCCAAGAATCCCAGTCCATGCGTGTGTTTAACGATGTCTTTCAAGATATCTATCATAATGTTTGTATTGTACATGATATTTAGATCTTAGTCTAGCGTTATTTCAGAAACTTTGTACACTACTGGGTTTTGTTTACCAGGCTTACGGAAAATGGCGTAACTTGCCCCTGGCCTGAACTGACTCATTTCAACCACTTCATATCCTTCATCTTCGATTATTTTAGTCATAGCAGTCTTGGTATTGTAGTTCCAATATCCGCTCTTGGCTAAATCTAGTTCTTGATCATAATGGCAGTCGGCGTATTGTAGCAACACGTAACCTCCCGGGATCAAAACCCTTTTGATATCATGCAGGTACTGTTGCACGTGCTCTTGTGTGAAGAAAACGAATGTGTCCCAACTGAACACGAAGTTGCAACTGCCCTGCGGTATGTTAGAACAATCTGTTTTGCGTGTGGTGTAGAACTTGAGATACTTTTGGTGCCTGGGGTTAAATTTTTTCCTTATGATCTTTTCCCGATCAAACAATATGTCTAGGAAGAAGTTCAGTCTCCAGGCCCTGAAGTCCATTGAGAACATACCGTTGCCTGGACCTATCTCTAGGCTGTTGAAGATGTTCGTCCTCGCGAACTGAAATATCTTGCTCTGTATGAATGTCTGTAGAGCGGGATCTATCATGGATATCTTTTTCTTCCCCGCAAGATCACGTTGGAACCATTCTGGTGTCTTGTCTAACCTATCGATGATGTCTTTATTGTTTGCGTCGACTGCCAACTCCAAGTCTTTTAGTATCTTTAAGTTGCTATCAATGAGTGCCTGCAGGTCCTCTTTTTTGACTTTTTCCAGTTTCTCTATCAACAATTTAATCTCTTCTATGCTTAACATGATTGTATTTAGAATTCAAACAGTTTGTTAAACGTGTTTGTGGTCTCTGTCGACTGCACGTCCCAATCCAGCACACCTATAAGATTGTCTATCTTCTGATCCAGTATTGTTGCTTCCATGGCGTCTCCGTCGAACGGTAGTTCTTTGAACCATTCCGGAATACGCATCTCGTCCACAGGGTACGCAATACTTGTATAGCCTAGTGGGTTATTTTTAAGTTTACACACAATAACTTTTGCGCCATCCGTTATTGGCATAGAATACTTGTCACCGTACATCTCTCTGCACCTGTTCCAGTTCATGCTGGCCCTTACGTGTCCAGGCATGTTGGCTTTACCCTTTTGTTCCTCGGCCGCTGTATACTTGGTCATGTTGTTTGCTCTCTTGGGAGATCCTTTCTCCCAACCAGGTCTTGCTTTAAAATCTGCTCGGAAATCACTGATTTTCTCTAGCACTTCTGTTTCTGTCTTACCTGTCAACACCATATACAGCAAGTCACTTAAAAAGTCCTGTACAAACACAGGTGTATCTGAACGTTTGAGATCGAGGCCCATTGCCTTCATTTTGCCTTCCTTGCCCTCAACATCTGTACGTTTACCCTCTTTGTCATAGTAAAGCACAGCATATCTTTTCTTTGTAATGAATAGACCCTTTGATGCGACAAGTTCTCGTCCTGCCGCGATAACTTCACCACGTGTGCTTGGCGTGTGGAATGCTTTGGTCATGAATGCCTTGAATGATCCGTTAACTTCATCTGCTATCCTGTCGTATAGGTCTACCACTGAATCCTTTGTCCATGGAATTGTGCCGTTGTTAATTTCTTTTTGTAATGTTTTAAACGCGGAAAAGTAAACGGAGTCTGTGTCGCCGTATACAATACTTTCACCTTTGTGATCATATTTTCCTGCAACAATTTCATTAGTTTTACTTGCCATGTGTTTCGTAATACATCTGCCAGTAAGTGTCACGGATTGTCCTATCCTTATGTCAAAGAATCTACATCCTGGATTAAGTATCGCTCCATATAGACTGTTTAGATTAATTTTCTTTACAAGTTGTCTCTTATCCCAATATTCTCTTTCTATCTCGTTGTCACTACAATCATGCATCTTTTTCTGCATTTCTTGCCTTTCTTCATACCAACGTTTCAGTAGTCCCGGTATAATTGCTTCGTACTCGTAAGTGAATATTGTTCCATTAGCACTCAACATCCATTTGTTGTTGCCATCGAAAACGATTTCATACAGTTGTGCCGCACTCATACGCACACTGGTCTTGTCTTCCCAGTCCACTATTATTTCAGTGCCTTTCTCTTGATTCATCACTGCCTGATACTCCCAACTGCCAAATTGGCTGTCCCAAGCCGCCGCAAATGATTTCTTGGCATGTTTGGCTCTGTTGATCTCTGCTGAGGTTATCACAGGTCTTATCTGTCCTACAATGGTCTCTGGTCCCATGTTCAGTGCCCTGATCACACTAGGATACAGTGAGTTTATGTCAACAGATCCTATCCAGTCATGTATTCCTTTTTGTGGTGTCGCCACATGGGCTCCTGCCGCCGGTTGGTTCTCCTCACCATCTTTTTTGTACTTTCTGCCAGGGACCTGCATTCCACGTCTGTGTGCTTCGTTAACTATTGCCTGTTCTGTGACCGCGACTGCACCCATCGTAGTTTGTAGTAGTACAGTGTTTTGGTGTGCAATTTCATTTGCTAATTCTATAAATTTTAATTTCTTCTCAAGTTTGGCCAACAGTGCAGTATCTTGCCTGTTGTATTCTATAAACAGACCAAAATCGTTTTTATATAAATTATCAAGCGAACCTTCGTACACAGTTTTCTTTTCACCCAGCTCGTGTTCTCCTATGGCGTCCAGTCTGAAACTGTGCCTCTCCTCGTATGTGTACTTTCTGTATAATTCCAGCAGGTCCAGGTGTACTCTGCCCACGAGATCAAAGCTCAACTGTTCCCTGCCATATTTTTCAAACACTCTTCTCTTTGGCTTCTCGCCCCAGAAACACAATCTTCTTGTGTCATCTCCGCTCAACACTTTTTGTATTCTTCCAACGGTGTATGGGATATCATATCCTTCCGAGTTCCAACCTGACAATATGTCCGCGTCTTCCACAAGTTGTAGGAAAGCGTCCAGCAGATCTTTCTCTTTCTCAAACAACATGGTGTTGTCAAACCTCTTTGTGAGATCTTCTGCATCTTTCATGCTGATAGTCTTTGGTGGAACAGCCAGTGTCACCAGTTGATCCGTCCAGCTCATATAACAACTTATGGCAGTAATGGGCATGAACGGATCATCTGTTGTGGAATAACCTCGATCTGGATCGAAGTCTACCTCGATATCAAAAAACATAACGTTCAGTTTTGGAGTCTCCTTACCCAAGTAATTCTCTTCCAAACATCTGAACACAGGATTGATATCGTGTTCATAAAGTTGCTTGTTTGATCTTATACGTTGCTCTTTTATGAATTCTTTGTTTGTCTGGCACATGACTCTCTGCAAAGGTTCTCCAGTCATGCCCCTGTGTTTGCCCCTTGCGTCTGGATAGTAGAACACATATCTGGCATCATATTCAACAAACACACGACCTTTCTTGGGATCACGTTCTACGACATAAATCCTGTCTTCGTCTTTTTTGTATAGTGCGTCTATGTAACTCATTGTATGAAAACTTTGTATAAACCTATTGTGTTCATTATTGTAAACCAACCTGTAAGACAAGCAATCCAGATCAATCTACGCCTGATACCGGCCCAACACATGGTGCTTGATCCCAGCCAATATAATGGAAACACAACACTCATTATAGGCGCAGGTGACGTGAAAGTCAACACCGCTGAGCCACAAATTGTCACTATCACAGAAAACAGTTCTAAGTAGAAAGCTGTTGAATCTGTCCTGTAACTGTTTACCCAAAATTCTTTGAGTAATCTAATCACTAAAGTTTGCCGGCTGTGTTAAGTATACTCTCCAGTGTGTCCATCTCGTCAGCGATGTTCTGGTAGTTGCCTCGGTGTGCGACCGATATGGCCTTGTTTATCAGTGCTGGTTTAAGTTCTAGTTCTTCTGCTATTGCTTTCACAGTGTCCTTAAGTCCTGCCCTTAGGTCCTCGACCTCGCCTAACACCTGTGAACCCTGTGATATGATTTGGATTAGTTTTTGCTTTTCTGCGTCATTGAAGTTTCTTACTGCCATTTTATCTCCTGTTGTTGCCAACAGTATATAACAGATCTTGGATCAATGCAAACTATTTTTTCTTCTTGTTCCTAACGTTTATTGCTTTACCACGCCTGTCAGGATTTTTGTCTTTTCTTCTTTTTCTTCTTACAGCCGCCGCGATCGCTTTTTTACCGCCTGAAGCTCTCAATGAGGCCGCCCTGGCTTTGGATAGGCATTTAGGTTTTCCTTCGCCTTTTTTCCTGTCACCGCACTTGCCAATTCTTTCACCCTTGGTGTTGTAACGATCCCAGCCACCTCCTCCAGCACCACCTTTTTTACCTTTTCCAAACCATGCTCTAAGTCCAGCATGATTAGATTCAGCAAGATTATCGTGTATGGCACATGCTTTGAGTTCAAGATAGTTCTGTCTTAGGAAATTAAGTGCTGTCTCTCTTGTGGCGGATTCAAAAACTATTTCTCCAAACGCATCA